TCTGCAACGAAGTGACGGGCATAGTATTACCCCGTCACTTCGTAACCGTCACTTCGTAACCGCCGCTACATCCGCCCAAACAGGTTTCAACACGCACGCCCTCCCCCCGCCGGGGGCCGGCCGGGCAGGCTCCCCGGCCGAGGGGGGGGGCGCAACGTTCACTTGGCAACAGTCTGCCGCCTGAAGAGGAGTTATTTTTAACCGAGCGTAAAAGTGAAAGGCATGGCGCGATTCAGGGCCGTATATAGGCGTAGGCGCGTGGGGCGTCGTCGGAGATTTCGTCGTCGAAGAACTTATCGGAAACGTAGGCGTCTTTCTAAGGGCTCCTTTATGTGTAAACTTACTAAAGTGTCTACATATGAAGTTCCGAATAATGCAACTTCTACTTACTCGTGTAGCTTTCTTCCTTCTGATTTTCCTGAATATAAATCGCTTGCCCCGAATTTTGAATACTGCAAATTTATCAAACAACGAGTTCGTGTAATTCCTATGCAAAATGTTAGTAATGCTAATACTACAATTATTCCGTCATATTGTATATTGCCGTGGCACAAAGGTGGTGAGGCTAAGAAGTCTTTTAATCAAGTTATTAGTAGTGATCGTGCTAAGATATATAGGCAGACGGAACGTGGTCAAATGATATTTACATGTAATACGTGGACTCAGAGCAGTCCTGATGACGTCACTGTGCGAGGAATGAATACTATAATATGGAAACCGACTGTGCCGTATGATCAAACGAAATTTGAGCCTAGGATATATTCTGGTTTGGTTGTTTGGCAGGGAGAGGGTAATTTGGAAGGAAGAACATCGACATTTAATGTTGTAGAGGACGTTTATTGTATTTTTTCAAATCAAACATCTTTACATGTGTCTCCGTATCCTCCTACCCAGAGTGTAGAGGCTATGAAAATTTAATCCATGTATTCTTTTAATGTAATGCGTCTGTCAAAGGCGGCAGTTTCGTAACCTACGAATTTGTATAAGTCACAAACGTCGACATTTGAAGTAATAAAAATTTTTTCTGATGTGAATTCTTGAAATCCTCCTTTTATTTGTACCTTGTATGGGTAGCGGTCCATTATTTTCAGCATTTCGTCGTACTTTATCCATCCATAGAAGTCGTCTATTATAACGCTGCGCTGTTGTTCATAGCCATCCCACCATAATCCTCGGGGTTTGTAGTATATGGATTCTCCGTCAAGTTGCCTCGCTTCCTCAAGCGCTCTTCTAGATTTCCCAGATCCTGGCGGCCCCCAGTAATAAAAAACCTCAGTCTTGAAATCGCGTTGACGTATTGGGCGTACCAGTTGCAGCAGTTGTTGGATGCCACGGAAATAGCGTATGTATATTTCAGGGTGTTCGGTGGCAATATTTCCCAGCGTAGCACCTTCTTTGTTGATTGATTCCACCACAGATTTAAGATCATTCCGTGTCCCTTGTTTGTTTGGAATACCCGATTCAAAAAATATGCCTGATTTCGAACAGTATTTTTGGTTTTGTTCGTCTGTCCCATTTGCCTTCTCAATATGGATGCTGTTATCGAGATGCTTCTTGATGGTACTGTAGCGTGTTGGCTTATGTAGATTACAGAACCCTTGCAAGTGAAGCGTCCCAGTGGTTGGAGCTGATTCTTCTCCCACGATTCCATATTTGCAAAATTTTTCGATAAACTTTTCGCACTTTTCGTACGCAGAGTCGTCGTAGTTGTTCCACGTAAAACAGAAACGCCTTACTGTACGGTTTGCCAT